CCAGCACTGCCTGATACGTAGTTGTTTGACTGAATCCTGTTAGCAATCTTGGCGTTAGTGATTGAGCCATCCTTGATCACGGCGCTCTGGATGAACACTTGGTTGCTCTCAACAACAAAAGGCAACGCCCACTGACCGGAACCAGAACCAATACCGTTACTTATAGCGAATCTGTTTGCGTCAAAAATAAATTGACTGCGAACATTGTCACCACTTCCAACTAACTCCATACTCATCCCTGCGCTATACTCAACTCCATTGTATTTAAGACCTAACTTAACGCCGTACTGAGCGCCAGCAGATTCCGCATCCACCCAGGAATCAAGTTTTTCATTAAGCGCGGCCTGCGTATCGCCAAGTTGAGCGCTTAAAGCCGTGTCGGCAGTAGTCCTTGCCTCGGTCTCGGTGGCTAGTGCCGTCTGAACTTCAGTTATGGAAGCAACAACCTCATCATCAATCTGCGCTTTAAGCTGCGTGAGAGCCTCTACGCGCGCCTGAGTTTCATCGGCAATAAGATTCACTGCCTGAACGTATTCAGCCTTTCTCTTGCCGTTCTCCTTGGTCATTCGTCGAACGTCAGTATCGTTTGCAAGTGCGTTTTCAAGAATTGATTCCGCCTGCGCCTGAATAGCTCCGTTTGACTCAATGGCGTTCTGCTGTAGGTACTTAAACCCCTCGGAATTCTCGATATCAACCTTTATTTCTCCAATGATTGATTCCACGTCATCGCTTGCCATCCCGCGAACAATATCAGACCAGTCAGAGGTGTTGCCGATTCGGTCCACCAATCTCGCTCTGTACCAGTTCACATATCCTGCTGGCAGTGTCGAGTGCCAGTAATCGTACTGTGGGTATGGTATCATTGTTAACAGCCTTGCATTCTCCTCACCAGTGTGACCTCCTGCGCCGTTATCTGGTATCTGCTGCAACTCCGTGTATGCAGTATCTCCAGAGCCTTCAGGGAAGCCCCACTTAATCCTGATCCCAAATACCTGGTCGTCAGATGCAGTTATGACTGTTGGTTTATCTGGCTTCCCAATCTTACCAGTCAATCCAACGCTAACAACCTCAGACCATGGAGACGCATTCTCGCCGCTTGAGATGCTCCTTACGCGTACGTGATAATTGCCTGCGTAAATCCCTTCAACCTCGACTTCTTTGTTTGCTGTGCGCGGTACGTTCATCCAGTTCCCATTGTCCTTGCGCCACTGCACATCGTACTTGCTCGCGTACTGCACTTTATCCCATGAGATGACCATAGTTTCTACGCTCATTCCCTGGACAATCCTTGAATATGAAGACACCTTGATATTTTTAGGCGGCTGCATGTTGTCAGGATCTACAATACTGGTTGGTCGGTCATCAATATTTACGCCGTAGTCAATCTCGTCGTATTTGTTCGGATCGTATTCAACTGCCGTAATGCTGTACGTGAACTCATCGTCGCCGTCTCCCTTCGTGATTCCGGTTACAACGTATTGCTGCAAGGCCACATCAGTGCGGTCGATTGCGAACACTGTGTTGGGTTGAACATCAAAGCCGAATCCAACGTTAAGCTCAATGGTTTTCCCGTCCGCAGACACTTTTGAAATCGTCCGGCGCACCGGATTTCCGTCAGCCTTGTTCACGATAATGAAATCACCAGCGCGCGCATCTACCTTAAAGTGTGTGAACACTTGCAGGCCAGACACCTCCATCACGCGACCTGATAACGAAAGCGTCAGGTTGCTTGACCAGAAGTTATCAGCGATTGCCACCACGTCGCCAATCATCGGAATCATACCCTCAAGGCCAGTTGCAAAACTCACCGTCGTGCTGCGAAGGTTTGTTTTGAGAACCCAGCGGCCCCGTCGATTCGCTTCACTGCGTCGAGTACATCCGATTGCTGTGATGCTTGTCGGGTTATGACCGAAGCGTAACGAGGCGTTAAGGTCGAACACACCCTCAATGTCCTGGCTGTACATGTTCTGCTCGTCGTCGAACGTGACGTTGCAGGTTGTGTACATGCTTTTTTCACTTGCGAACGTATAGGCAAATGAGCCATCAACTACGTTATCGTTAGTGAAAATATAAGACGCCTCTCTCGGTCGGTCGATGACAATTGAAAGGCTCTCTCCGTTCCAGAAGCTCATCCCTCGGAATATTGAGCAAATGTCTCGCACCAGATTGTACGCTTCAACCTGAGACTGAATCACCACATCGCAAAGATAGCGAGGTTCTATTCCGCCGTGACCGTCTGGCACTTTCTGGTCGCAGTATTGACCAGCGTCATAGAGTGACCACTTATCAACCGCGATTCCCAATTCCCGCTGGTCGAGTCCGTAGCGCTGATTGGTGATCAAATCATAAAGCACCCACGCCGGATTATTTGACCATGCTTTTTTAAAGCTCCCATCCCATGTGCCGTTATACTCTCGAAGTTCTGGATTATAGTTGCTCGGAACGTTAATGAGCTTCCATTTCTTTTTCGTGCTAATGCTTGGGATCTGCGGGAATAGCTCGCTGTTAAACTCGACGTAAACAAGACCAGTCAGAGGGTAACGGAATTTAGCATCAACCACTTCGGCATAAGACTGAATGTTTATCGCGTCAACGACGCGCGCATCAGTTGAATCAGCCGTAACGCGGCGCACACGCAATAGAACCTGACTATTGAAAGTTGGTAGGTCGATTCGCTTTGTTTTGTCGTATCCGCTAATCGTCTTACCGTCGATTACGTCTGATAAAACTTCCTGGTAGTTCCCGCCATCAACCGCCATGTCTACTGCCCACTTCACGACCACGCCGACCATATCTCCGTTTTCTTTCGTTGTAACGCCTCGAGGCATCAAGATCTTGACGCGGACGGCTGAAAGCTGCTTATTCGTCACCGAAATCACGTAAGGCGTCGTTGTTTTCAATTCACGACCTACAGTGAACTCAGCCGCCGTGTCGTTGAAGCCTTTGATGTAATCCTGAGTCTGCGTTCCAGGGCGAAACTCAGCCGTTACGCCTTCATAGTTAACCTCGCCGGATGGTGCAATTACAGGAACATCATTAAGATATAAGTCCTTTAATGAGAAATTCGCGTCAACCTCGCCATCACTAACAGCGAGCAAAACCTTAATCTTGTTGATTGAGATCAGGTTATCTTCCATCTCCTGTGGGGTATGCGGCTTGCTGCTGCCACCCTTTCGGCCCGTCACTACACTATTTTTAATCATGATGTTTAGCCTTTCGTGCGATTTATCGAAGTTTCATTATACAGGCACAAAAAAACCCGCGCAAGGCGGGTTTGACTTATGCCATATCTTCCGCAACGCTGTAGGCTGAGAACGTTGCTCCGCCTACCGTTCGATACCCGTATGGCACGGGGATCGGGTTTCCTGCTGCTGTCGTGTTTACTGCGCCGCCGAAGGCGTATGATGGTTTGTTCTTGCTGCTTTGAACTTCCATCTTTGAGCCTCCCTGCTGCGGTGAAATCATCTGCATTACACCACCGAGAACCATTGCGCCGCCCATCATGAATGCTGACGTTGCGAATGTACCCATTAGCGCCAGTGATGCGCCGCCAGTGTAGAATGCTGCGACCATCATCACAGCACCAACAACAATCTGGAACATCCCTCCATTCTTTGAGCCAGTAGGGATCGGAATTACGCGGACCTCTTTAGCACAAACGAACGCGGCCTCGTCATGCTGCCCTACATTCTTTCCGTCAACGAACACGGCGAAGTGCATACGTGAGCCGATCTCACTCTGCATAAACTCCTTGAACCCTTCCACCTGGGAGGATAACGCCCGAATTGCTTCTGGGTATGAGTCAACGTCGAACTTATGGAAAACACCGAATCGACGGCCCAACGAGCCGGATAGCTTGATCGTTTTTAACATTATATTTCACCTCTACTTTTTCTTAACGCCACTATGCCAGGAGCCATATATTCTAAGAACTCTTGATGTGAGTAATTATCCATTCTTGTTACGTTACACAACTGACAGCATGGTACGCAGTTTTCTTTTATGTGACCAATGGAGTTATCAATTCTATCCAGACCGTTACATGGATTATCATTGAATCCACAATAAACACATGGCTTATTCATTTCATTAATGCAAAAATCCAAATCAAGGTCGTTATCTCTGACTTTCTTTTTGTCTAATTTTGCATAGCCATACATCTTTGTTTTCTCTGCGTTTTTTGAAATCCATTCTTTAGCATACTTCCTACCATACTCCCTTGTTGTGCCAATATCTCTACTTCTAGCAATCTTTCTTGCTTTGTTTGCGCAGATCTTGCAGTCATGCCTATATCCACCAACGCAACCGCTATTTTTATAGAACATATCTAGAGGTCTAACCTCTCCGCACTTAGAGCATGATTTCATTCTTTAATCCCTTATGTCTGCAAACCATTACTGTATGTTCCTGGAACCAGCCTGAGTAAATATCCGTCTTTGACAGCTTACCGAAGGCGTGATGCAGGAGTTGATTGTTTCCAAGGTAAATGCCTGCGTGATTCCATACCTCGGCCTGTAGCTTCATGATTACCATGTCGCCAGGTTCAGGATCCTTCCCTGTTTCAACGAATCCCTCTTTGATGTAGTTGTCCTGGTATAGATTCTCTCCATGCTCAGGCTTCCACCATTCGTAAGGCTTTCGGAAGTCATTCAGGATCACGCCTTGCTCTTTGTGCCAAGCCATCACCAAGCCCCAGCAATCGAATGAGCCAAGCGACCAAGGGCGACCAATCAGAGGCATAGCTTCTGGATGAACGATTCGCATGTCACCTTCTGGAAGACTTACAATCACCCATGGCAATTCCATCTCATTCAATACGCACAGGTCGTGAGCGCTTGGTAAAGTGGTGGCCCCGTCGCCAGTATGGCTATGAACGATAGCGATCGTAGTTAGGTCGGCGTCATCCTCAATGCAAGCGTACTGTACCGAGTGAAGCTGAAAACCTTTTTCCGGTTCCGAGTGAACGTTGTCAATAGGCCAGTACTTTTGCACTCGACCTTTCTGAGTAACAACCCCGCAGCATTCGTTGGGGTAAACTGATTTTGCATGTTCGAAGATTGCCATCTTAATTTTGCCGTTAATCATTGGTTTTTCCTGTCAAGTGATGCGACCGCGCAGCCGCCGAAATCTAATTCATTTTTGTCGCCGAATCGTAATTTGCAGGCCGTTACCGTTCCCGCGCATACGTCCTGTGAAGGATCAGTTACTGGATTGTTGTCTTTGTCAAACATCCGGCTTCCATTATAACCGCAACCGCGTCCGCTCCGATACCATCCACGCTGCGCCCAAAAGCAAACACTCTGAGTAACTCTCGGCGGGATCATGATGCCATCCATATCGTATGGTGATGTCAGGTCGAATCGCGCTAAGTTCTGATCCACAAAGTTCGGTCGCTCAACGTAGTAAACGTATTTTCGGAAGTCTCCAGCCGCAACGTTACCTGTACTGCCGAGCATTTCGCGTGAGGTTATCCAGATAGTCACCTTAGCCTGCATCATGCCGTTGTAGGACCGGATAAGCGCCGACACGCGGCTATCAAGGTTAGATAGCGATAGCTGAGGCTTTCCGGCCTTGCCATTACCGTTTAAATCAATGCCAGAGATGCCGAAAGGACGTGCGCCATATTCATTGCCCTGAAAGGTGATTGTTTTTGGCTTAAGGCTCCCGCCTGGCTGTGTTGCTGCAAGAATCTCTTCCGGCGTAAACTGGATGTTCTCGTTGTGGAATCGGTAGACCTGTGCGCCGAATTTCGTTCCGTCAACGTCGATTAGCGTCATGATCTCACCAGGGAATAGCCCCTGCAATACGTTTTCAAACTTAGGTGTCATGGGATTACCTCCAATAAAAAAGCCCCCGTTAGGAGGCTTTATTCTACACCGCTGTGAAGGCTTCTACAATGGTGCATTTTACGACAAGAAGGCCTCGACCGATTGGCTGAGTATTCAGCGTGTCAGGCTTCAATAGGAAGACTCCGATCTTGTCCTCCGGTGGGGTAAAGGCAAAGGCTTTCAGTCTGTGCGATCGCAAAAATTCGCGCACCTCCTTCCAGTCCTTACCAACGTAGCTGATTGCGTACTCTCGTCGCTCAGTGTTATATCCAGACGATGCAACCTGGCGGAATCCATTACCAAACTGCACCTGCCTGTCATTGTTGGTGACGGTCATTACACCGCCACCATCCTGAACCTGTACGCACCACTTGAAAACGTCTAGGGCCATTTATTACGCTCCTGCTTTTCCGTTGATGTAGTTGTAAACTTCGCCACCCTGGGAACATGATTCCTGAATCATTTGCTTGAAAATCATTTTCACGCCCTGCTCCATGCCCTTTGGATCGCTACCGTTATTGATGCTAACAGGGATGCTTCCGATTGTCACGCCGCCAGCCATGATTGCACCACTGCTGCCACCGCTTGAAGTTCCACCAACCATCCCGCCATTCGCATAACCGCGCATCATTCTATAAAGGTTATCGACACCAATTCGCTTGGTAGCTTCCTTGGTCATTACGAACTCACCCTTATGAACTGTGCCTGCTGGTTCATACTTACCGCCGTCTCCGGTGTAGCCACCAGTGGCGAACCATCCTGAGTTGGCGAAGGAGAATCCCTTGCCGCTGCCGACGCCCATTCCTGATAGTGAGTTAAAGATTACCATCTGCGTGATCATCTTAATGATCTGGCTGATAATGCTTTTTGCAAAGTCTGCAAAGTTGGCCTGGCCCGTCATCAAGAACTCAGTCATCATGTCAGACAAACCGTTCAGGGCGTTAGCTGCGATGTTGCCTACGTTGGTGTACATATCTGTTGCGCTTTCGCCGTAGTCTTCAAATGCACGTTGCGCACCTGCAAGCCAGTCTCCGCGTTTCTCATCCTCGTTGGCGTAATACTCGTTCTGCTTGTCAATCATTTTCTTGAGGGCTTCATCATCCTGACCGCCGCCCTTAGACATGTAATCCGCTCGGATCTTCTCAAGCTGAATCTGGCGTTCTGCCTCAAGTGTACCCATGGCTCGCGTGGCGTTAAGGCTTTTGCTCGCTGCGTCAATCTGCATGATGAACTTCATTGAGTCGTCATTCAGTTTGTTGATCTGCTCCTGCTTAACAATCTGATCACCAAGCTCGGCTTTCTCCTTGGCTAACGAAAGCACTTTCTGCTGACTGGCTAGCAATGCTTTTTCCTCGTTGGTCAGCTTACGCTTGCTCTGTGCATCCTGGAGGATTGAAATCTGAGCCTCAGTAGCCCACAAGGCACGGCGCTGGCTTGAGATCTTGTCGTTAATCGACTTGTGATCCTCTAAAACTTTAAGCTGAGCCTTGAGAACGTAAAGCTCTTTATCAAGCTGCTCTGTAGCGCCCTTGGTT